TCTGCTTTATCTGGAATTGGAAAAAAATTTGTTATATAAAAACAAAATTTTTATATCCGTCCACTTCAAAATCTAAATCCTTATCAATCTTAAACCACTTTAATCTTCCTGACATATCGTCAAAAAGATATCCACTCTCTAGATAAACCGATAAACATTCTCTAATTTCCATAACAATTTATTTTTTTTAATTAAACAACATCATTTGCCTTGATCACTATCCGTCTCAATATTATGAACAAGCTCATATAGATCATAATCACTACACTCTGCTAAACATAAAGAGAAGACGTTCCTGTCGTTAATCAGGAAATAGCTATCTTCTAATATGAAGATAGATCTTCCTACCTCTAAAAAACAGTCCCATAACTCATTGCCTCTTTTATTGCCAAACACTTTCTGAAAAGTATGACGATCTGCCTTATTCTCGAATTTACGCATCCGTCTAATCCACTCATATCCGTGCCTCACTAAATCCAATCCGCCGGCTTCATCGAAGCTCCCGTTTTTATCAATCCATTTATTTACATCTATCAACATACTCCCTTATAATATTACATTAAACAACTCGTTTAACCTATCTATCTCACTTAGGTATTCATCTTCTTTATCAAACCTAATTCGTGTCCCTCCTTCCAACCCAAAGGACAGGGTAAAGAGTATGACCCAGCCCGATCCGTCCACGGTCTGCCCCCTGGGTGCCCACGACATCACCACCTTCTTGGATATATACCAATCCCCTATCTTCACGAAGTCAGGATAGTTGTTAATCAAATACCTTATCTGAATATTTAGATAATCTATATTATCAAAAGAAATTATGTGATATTTGTTTCTTATCCTTATCTTCAGAAAAGGATTGTTCCCGTAATACGCAGCGAATGCCGACACCACTGATATAGGGTACCTAACGCCTTTTATTATTATCCATTTCATATATTAATCTCCTCTTTATATTTAATCCCGCTTTTCCTTCTATTTTATCCCTTTCCATGCTTCAACCTTTTTATGGCGTCTTTCCTTGAATAAGCCATCACCTTTTTACCTCCAACATCGAACTCCCTAACCTGCCGGACGACTTTTGGTCTCCGGTAGTCCTAGTTAAACCACATTTCGACCTTTCTATCTTCCATCTCGAAGCAACCATCCGGGAAATTATACATATCCCTAAGCATTTCCTCCATCCTGTCATTTACATCCATCTTCCAATAATTTTAAATTCCTTTTTACTTCTTTTACATACGTCGGCGAATCAAGTCCACGATGAAGACGTATCGCTCTGTCTATATCCTTTTTAGGATTATGATGAGATTGATATATCTCGAACATTTCCCTAGCCTTGATAGGATTTGTTCTATCATCGTATCTATACCGCTTCTGCTTCCGTTTAAGGCGCAATATCCTGTTAACCTCATCTACATACACCTTTTTCATCTGCCACCTCCCTAAAGCCCCTGAAGTGGCGTTGTACGCCCGATCGTCGTTCCTTGACTCCACGAAAGATATGGCGGCCGCCAGCTTGTCCCATACCCGTGCCTCGATCACGGCCGGCTTCGGGGCGAGGGGCATGCCTCCGTTCCCTTTCGGCGGTGTCAATATTATCATCGCCATCACAAGTAGGCATCTTATCATGTTTACTTGTTTTTATAAAACTCCTCCCCAAATTTCACGTTATCCACATAATCCTCCATACACTCATGAACAATTATATGGATATCTCCCTCCGTATATGTTACCTCTGACATCAACCTCTCATTGGTCATCCACCAAGAATAACTATCAATATGCCGTGTCTCGAATCCATGATCATGCAACGCATACATAACATTATGTCTTAAATCCCTGTCCATCATCATACACTCATACACGATATAGCCGTTGGTACTTTCATGAGACCTACCGAACGTATAAACGTACCTACCCATCAACTTATACAACTCCCTTGCCACAGGATTCGGGATCGCCTCATCCATATCAAAATCCCCATCTGGATCAATAACCCACTCTACATCCCGCTCATCAATACAAGCCCTAGGCATTCCTATCGTCCGTACATAAAGGCGTGATCGGTAATCCTTACTTAATACCGTCCCGATATACCTTTCCCATTTGGCATATCCTATATTATGGCTGCCGGTTATATTAAACACAATTTCAGCCCCTATCTTAATTTCATCCATATTTAAGATATTTATATTATTTGTTATCCTTTTTATACAAAAAGAGGATATAACGGCATAATATTATGATGTCAAGACACAAATACGTTCTTTATCATATTATCATACATATCCTCTGTACAACGTTATTTATGGCATTATATCGTATATGATGCAGTAGGTCATAAATACATCTAATTAACCCTTTTTTAAGGGCTTATTGTTATTTAGACAACTAGCTATGCCTAATATTTTCGAAATAAGGGCTTTTTTAGCCTTATACTCATCGTTTATCCCTATTATCGCATATTTGTATACTACCCCATCCTTCGAGACCTCCACGCCCACGTATTTAGGCGCAACGGCATCCCTATGTAATACGATAAACGGGCTTTTGCCGTCCAGTTCATTTATTAACTGGTTAAATTGCCGCCTCGTCATCTGATAGTGATATTATTTCCATGTTATAGATGCGATCTCTCTTTACTCTTATCTTCTCGCACAGCTCATCGAAGCACCCATCTTCTTCTAGCTTATCAACATAATATGATACACTTGATTTAGAGCTTCCTTGAAGATATATATTCCCTCTTATATTCCTTGAGAAAAAATTAGGTAAGACTATCTTTTGTCTCTTATCCTTATTATCCATATAAGATATGACAACAACCCATAATTCTGGTTCCGTTCTTTTACCGATAACATAAGATCGAGACTCGATTGACTATTGATATTTCTCCTGCCAGTTTCGTTATAACGCAGAATAATATAATCATCCGCGTTATCATCCTCAACCATCACGACTATAGGGCGATCTCCCTTCCCATTATCACATAATACTCTTGCCTCTTTCCCGTTACGGAGATATACCTTATCGTAATCTCCGTTTTTGTATATCTCAAAATCAAACTCTATCACCATATCATTTCCTCCTATTGATATATTGTTGTGTACGACCTTCTTTTATTTTTTCGAAATAAAACTTATTCCCATATAACCGGGTGAAGCAGATGTTATACCCGAAATGTTCCGCGCGTCTGATCTGTGCGTAACCTCTACTGATGTCATTATTATCAATCAGCGTAACAAAACAATGTGATCCTACCTCTGTGTTTAAAACCAGATTTTCCCAATCTTTTACCTCCATATCAAATCTCCTTAAATAATTTTTTGTTATGATTATCTCTATTATACCATTTATCAATATTATCGTACTGCTTTGGATAAACCCCATAGGCCTTACACCACCTAGGTAACGGCCCGTTCAACGCATCTAACGCCGTCGCAAGGTCGAACGTAGCCTCCTCCTTGATACAACACCCCAATCCACTCCCACGGCTCGGTATATAGGCTCTACTATATGCTACACTCATTCCATATTCTCCATGACTCAGATACCCGATGTTGGGTGAATCAGGGAAGGCGTAATACAACATTATATAATCACCCTTACTCCAACCTCTATTATAAGTATCATCCTGCCATGCGAAAACCCTGCAACCGGCTTCTTTTAATTCCGCTGCCGCTCTTTTTAAAATATTATCTTCCATACTACTTACATTTAAGTTATGCCAAGGTGCCGGGAACTGACCCCGGATCATATCCGCACACGTACGATTATGATATATCCTTCCACCCCGCCAAGGTCATGGTCACAATATTAACAAACTAAAATCTAATGTTCATATCATTACACATCTTAAAGAAGACCTCCCTTATGATCTTCTTGTATAAGATGTATATCTCATCATCATCCTCATCAAACTCCACTTCCCATGAACGTAATAAATACCTGATATCGCAATCCGCTATATGAATCCTGAATATAGACGGAACGCTCATTATGTAGTCCTCGAAAGCTTTCTTAATCCCATCCCTTTTGATATGTTCTTTATACTCATCCTTAAACACGTTAAGCATAAAAGCCAGATACTCCCTATCATATCTAAACTGCTTTTTGTAATTATCAGTATCTATATGATCTAGTATATATATTTCTATAGCGTCCCTGTCGTATTTTGACATACCTCTTCCTCCTGTTTTTGATATTTAATGACCCTTTTCTCCCCATACGCCTTCGCTAACTGAATAAGCTGGCTGGTAAACACCTTGGTACGGTGTCTTACAATCTTATCCACCAACTCCGGGCATCTGGTTCTCCATCTATAATTAACCTCGCCCTTAGCTTTCTTCTTGTAATATCTGTAAAATATTACGGCCACTACCACTTCTCCATCTTGTTCAAAAGCCACTAAATCGTAATTGTTGTAAACTATTTCGTTCATGTTGTTATTATTTTTATGTACTTAATCACCTCTTTTGGTAAGGATGCTAGATCCTTAACTCTTTTACCGAAATCGTATGAATGTCTCCTATATGGATAATAATCCCCTACATACATCGCTATTCCTTGAGGATGAAACGGGTTCGAGCTACAACCAAATATCGGGTAATACGTGACATTATTATGATCATTACTCTTACCGCTTACACACACGATAGTATATCTATCAGCCGTTTTATCACCAAAATCATACACCCTTACTTTTACTTTCACGCCATTGGCGTTTGTTATAACATTATTCATACGCACCTCCTTTGTTGTTAACTATCAAACTAATCTATCTCCCTACCATATATAGTATACGATCCACACCAGCCACGATTCTCATTCGAGACCCTAATATGATCTACAGGCTTATCTCCTGCCATACAATTAGCGTAAGATAATACCTCCGACATGTTTCTGAACCCGGAATCCGCCGCCGATTTTATAAGTTTCCGATCGTACCCGAATACCCATACCTTTACAATATCCCTTTCCTTTACAGTTCTTCTTATACGCATAATCTTGCCATAAAATAAATAAACATAAAATCTATTCTCTCTTTGTTATCATCCATCCTATGCCCGGTGATCTCAAAAATAACCCTACGTTTTTCTATAGTTCGTATATTATCTAACTGAATAGCTATGTAAGGATATTCCATAACTTTCTCTCTATTGATGTTATTCAAAATAGCGTTGACATCTTGCCTGCGAAAATACATATTTACCCCTATGTATGTGGCAACCAAAAGACATTCGTCTATTATCCTATCAGTATCGAATAACAATAACATATCATCCTTCTCGACAGTATATTCCATATCAAGAATCTTGATACGTTTGCTTCCGTCCTTCTTATCAGCTATAAGAATCCCTATTATATCCTTATCGGTCGTAAGGATATAATACGCCTCGTCCTTTGTAATATTATTACGAAAATAAGACAGTATCTCATCTTGTAATTTTATAATCTCGTCCATGTTATTAGTATTTTATATTACCACGCCAAAGGAAAGAACGGCAGCCGACACCCGCAGCCTACCACGCCGTGACACCGCCGCCCGTTCCCCTTGGTGTTATTCTGCCACCTCTAATTTCCCGTAATAAGGATAGAAACAACCGTCTCGATAAACCGAATATCTGAGCGTTTTATCCTTTGCTTCATAGATGGAAACACAACCGCTGTTATAAGCGTTGGATAGTTCTTTTGCTACAAATCCGCCTATTCGTTTATAGGTTTTAGGCGTATCCCTCAACGGCCTGCCTACATATATTTTTACTCTCTTGCACTTCTTGTCGCCTACGTATATATCCTTTCCACTAAGCTCCATTAAATACATGAATCTCATATCAACCGATTTTAAATCCAACATTCCTCTACCTCTATCTCCATATGATCCTCCCAATCACATCTATCAACGTCCTCGCCATCCTCAAAGTAATAGTAGGCCCATACCTGTACGCCTCCTACCTCTATATATCCATCACTTTTCCATTCTATCAACCCGTCTTGCCTTACCACGTTGGTAGGCTCAGCCCCTAGCGACAGCAGATTATTTACTATACTACCGCCAAATACGTTTCTTGCTTCTTCTTTCGTTATATCACTATCAGATTTTTAATATTACACTAACGCCAAAGGAGAATAGGGAACGGACGACCAGCGGGGCCAACCCCACGCCATCGCCGCCCCCGTTTTCCCTTGGTTTCCTCCGCATCACCCCATACTAATAAACAATATCTACCCACCAATAACACCATACCCACCATCACTCACAACCGCCTTGCCTTGACGGGAAACTCCTACCACTTGCAAACTTTTACATTTGATCGGAAGATACCCCTTGCTTGAAAGGCGTTTCCTTGCCTGAAATGTATTTCTCTTGTTTATTGAAAGGCGCTTCCCTTGCTCGAAAGGCGCTTCCCTTGTTTGTTGGTGTTTTTCTTGTTTGTTGGTGTTTTTTCTTGTTTGTTGGTGTCCCATCACGCAAATCCCAAATCTCCCTCGAAATTCCCACGAAAACCCAAGACCTTCCGATACTTTGTTCCACGTGGAACGCTGATTCAGTCTAGGATATCGAGGTATTTGTTCTTGATTGCCTTATATACTTGCCTAATACAATGTATTGATAATAAAGCCAATAAAATAACTATGATTAAAGGCAGGGCGTCGCCCGTAGCTATAACATACCGCCCCAACTGAAACGCCATGTACCCACAAAACAAGATGAGTACGAAATATATAAATATAACCATAAAAAATATACAATAAGTAAACACGATTTTAAAACAACACTCAAATAATACAACCAATTGAGTATCAACAACATAATATATATCAATCCCTAGAGCTACCTCTAAGGGAAGACAAGCCTAGATATAGATAAAAAATATACAATAAGTACCGCCTATTATATACCTTTTAGGATCGATTCAAGCGCAAATCCATACATAAGGGCACAATATACCCGTCCGCATGGATATATATGTATACAAAATAATGCTAAATAAAGCATTTTACTTACACATTTTCGGTCAAGGCTTAAAATTTACCGCCTCAACACTTTTATGTGTAAGCAAAACATATGATTATGCTGTCATTTTGTAAAATTAGACACAAAAAAGCCCTTCCGTCCTATATCACTACATTGCAGAAGGGCAAACTTTAAAATCAAATAAAAACAAACGATCTATTGTCGTAATTTGTTTGCCATATAACTAACACGTTTCCGCCTACATTTATCAGATTCCCTACTACAATCTAATTTATTAGACTTGTATAGATCTTTGGTAAGCTCAATATAAAACTCCATTTGAGACTTTCTCGCAGCCTCTAAAGCCTTTTCTTTTTGAATAGATAGTTTCCTATTCAAATTATCGAATTTCTTTTTGTACATAATATATTAATTTAATTACACCAATAAGAATACGGCATGGCTATGAAGTCACAAAGCCGCCGTTATCAATGCAGCTAGCCGAGCACACCACACCCGCCCGATTCCCTTTGGTTTTTGTCCCTTTGCCCCGAACGAACGAAGCCAAATACGTACATACGTTACCCGTGATACGTACCGACAAGGATCATTTTGTCCGTCAATTTAACCGCACAAAATACCCTTGTAAAGGTTGTTATTTGCTATCCGTACGCATATTAGGTATTTAAGCCACCCTAATATACGTCGTATTGATACATTAGCACGGAAATAACCCCGTAATACACTCCATGCGTGTTACTCTCACAACGCATAGACATACGCCATATACATGCGTATATACACCAATGTACCCCGTGTTTTTATACGGCCTATCCGGAAACCGGACGTATTAACCCGCCTTGATACAAGCCCAAAGGATAATAGTACATACCACGACTGGATACGGACCTAGACCACATTGTTAAGCGGCGATCTATCTACACAAGTTGTAGAACGCCAACGGCTATACCCCTACCCGCTTGTGTATGCTTATATCAATATGTTAAATATCTAACCTGTTTAGTCTAAACAGTGGCACGGCGTGAACGTACAGGTATGCCACCACGACACTCCATTTATAGGAGTGCCTTATTACTATCTTTCATTTTTAGGATGTGTTAAATAATATGTAACGCACTTAGCTATAAGATTAAATGTATACCGTTTGATAGGTATAGCGCACTTTACAATACGTTTGTCGGAGTCATTAAACGTATCGTAATATATACCAAAATCAAACTCTATAGGCTCGTTGTATCCAAAACGTTTATGAGACGAGCCGAGTATTGCTATATCCTCGATTTCGTTTATTTTAAGCTTCTTGTTTTTATCCTGATCGTTTTTATCATAGTATTCGCGTTCAACTTCCTTATAGGAACAAAAGGTATTATTAACTCGTGGTAATATTTCCTTACAAAGTTGTATTACAATCTCCTTGTCCTTTGCTAAATTGACTAAAGCGGGGACAATTGCTTTATCTACTTTAATATCATTGTCCTTTAATATTTCATTTATTTCTTTGCCGGATTTAAATAATTGGCACCACGCTTTTACCGCACCTGTCAATGTTTTTTCGCTTGCTTTTTTTACCTCGTTTTGTACTTTGTTAAGATCTTTACCTGTCATTAGATTTGCCCTTGCCCTAGGGACTTGTATAGGCAACTAGCACGCCTTGTTTGTTAATATTGTTATCTCACATTGCAAATATAATACATGTTTTATTTTCAAACAAATATTTTGCAATAAAAACTCGACGATTATATGTAATAAATCTAATCAAATGTAAACGTATATTAAAATATTGATTTATATGATTGATAATCAACAAGTTAAATACAAAATAAGCATTCTTTTTTTGGATCGCTGTTCATTTTCCGTTCCCATTTGCCGCCCTTCTTGGATTGGGGGGGGGCTGGTCCAAAAACGGCAGCCCGGCCGGGGTGATTTCGGGGAGGTGGTCCGTCCCGCATATCCCCCTCCCATCATACCCCACCTCATCTCTCCAATAATGTCCCGCATATCCCCCTCCCATCATACCCCACCTCATCCTTCCAATAACGTCCCGTATATCATCCTCCCCGAATATCCCTCATACTTCCTCACAACCATATCACCTTCCATCTCATTTAATTTGTTATATTTGCGATATAATTAAAACATAATATATTATGAATAAAGAAGTTAAATACATTAGGGGGGGGGGTATTTTAACCCTCAGATAAGGAGGGGGGTATGTTTAGGCGCAGGACTTCTTCCGGTAAGATCCACTACCGTATTAATATAGACAAGATCATGTGTCTTAATCCTGTAGATATATATATTGATGGAGATACATATCAACGTGGTTTTAACGGATCTTATCTTGATATATATCGCGATAAGAAGATAAAAACTATAAGCATAAGAGGACAGGTAGAATATCTAAATCCGAAAAATGAGTACAATGTTATTTTAGTCATAAGTGGAGGTATTATAGAGGGAACCCTTACGTATCAATATAATTCGGGTATGCATTGCGAGTTGGCTAATAAGGTGACATACGGGAATAGGATAACTAATTTTGTTCCTGTAACGGTGATAGAAGATCCTGGGGAGATCATTAATTTCACTTACAGACCTGAATTACAGACTCAGGTTTTAGATGAAAGTTATGTAACTTGGGATGGTGATTATGTATCAAACGATAATTGTATAGTAACTGGTCTTTGTTCGGGATGTGAATCTTATGCCTATGGGAAAAGTTCTCGTGGTAACTATCGAGTAACGGTAAGGATAGTGTAGTACCAAGGGAAGGGGGGGTAGACCTCATCCCTCCGGGCCTACCCATCGGGTCTTCCGCCAGCCTCTTCCTTTGGCATATCCCTATAATTCATTATATTTGTGCATAACTTAAATTCTAATGTAATCATACATATCTCAAAACCAATCCATACCCACATATCTCCCTATTACCTACATATAATTAATTATGTTATATTTACGACATAATAAAAACATAATATATTATAAATGAATAAATTAATAACGGTATGGGGGGGGGTATTTCATCCTCCATAAAAATGTATCATTATGATGAGAAGAAGATTTAATTCAGGCATAAAATCTGGTATTTATGCCGTGAATAAAAATGGTATATTAATACCGATATCAGAAGCGGATACCACATGTATCGCTGTTGCACTTGTCAGTGATGGTCATAAGCTCATGATCGAGAAGAACGAGGATTCTAATCAAAGCTATAAAAACGCTTCAGCAGGGTATAATAAAAGCTATTTGTTCTATTGGGGTGGATATGGTACGGATCAGACCGACATTACAAACTATAGTAATTTGTATGGGAATAATATCATCGGTTATTTAAAACCTGAGTCGGGGTCATACAATGGTACTCCCAATATTCCGGAAAATGTTACTGTCTGGACAAACGGGGTTTTATCTGACTGGAATGGGAAAGCGAATTCCGAAGTGCTAAAGGAGGTGATTGAAGGAGGTGAAGGATATAGTGGTTATGTGACAATCGGGCGTGTACTTAACGCATTTTTAGCCAGCAAAGACGCTAAGGGATATAATGATTGGTATATCCCATCATGCCCACAATTGTCATTGATATGGATGAACTTAAATAGCGTCAATAAAGCGTTATCTGATATTGGTGGACAAGAATTCGATAATATCCAAGGTTATTGGTCTAGTTCAGAGCGCAGGTCCGTTACCGGATGGTACTTGAGTTTCTCCAGTGGATGCGTAGACTACCGAGATAAGTACGAAAGCTTTCGTGTTCGGTTCATAAGAGATATAAATTAGTCATAATTATATACTTATACCAATTAAAGGAATGGGTGGGTAGGATGATATATTCGTATTTTCACGTTTCTCATTCCTTTAATTGATTAAGTATTCCATTGTATGATATTATGCCCAATACATTGTTAAGTATCCGGCACGAATTTATCCAAGTCAAAGTTCTTAGCATAATTATAGATCCTTACATACCTAAACATTCCCGGGAATCCCATGTCGTAGGCTGATGGATATCCTCCTATATTAAAATAATATGTTTGATAGTTTTTTGTATACATCACATTAGTCGCATCCTCATAACTCAGCACCCCTCCAATATATTCCTTCAAATACCCATTTCTCCACGACGCCATTACATGTACCCATTGATATGCTGGTATATCTACAGATCGTCCTTGGGTATAAAAAAGTTTAGTCCCATATGATGAGACATTAACACCGATACATAAATAGTTTTGTGTAGTAGATTGGGTTCCATATGGAGCGTAGAGATAATATCTTCCTTCCTGCTCTGTATTTAAATAGAGCAACGCTTCTATGGATATTTCGTTATCTGGTTGAGGGCATGGTAATATATTCGAGTCATTATCAAATTTGATATAGGAATTGTAGGGTCCTACTCTTCCCATGGAAAATACATATTTACCATTATATTTATCAATATCCATATACATAGATCCATCCACATTCATATTATATTTTGATAGATCTTTTATCCATGGAGCTTCCACGTAAAAATAAGCGTCATTCACGTTACCGGACGGCGGCAATGGCATTTGACTTAACATTCTTCTTCTTAACATAATCTATTGTTTTTATGGAGGGAGAAAATACCCCCCCATTGAGTTAATTTTATTTAATATCATATTATTATGCATTTTGTACATACAAATATATGATTTATTCTCATATCATGTCGCTGAATCCAAGGGAACGGTCTGGCTTCCATCCTTCCGTTCTTCCCCCGCCCTCCCACCGCCTCCTCCAACAGGTTAAGGTAGTTCTGGTGCAGGCATCCGCCCCGCTCCACCTCCCTAAAGCCAGCCCCGTCCCGGATCCTGACTAGCCCTTTCCTTGGATCCATGTCGATAAGATCCCGAAGCTCGTTCATATTCTTGAACCGGTTCTCTATTACCTTAAATACATCGATCTTAGGTCTCTTATCCTTATCCTTGGACTTTATTTTAATTCTTCCACTCATATCAATTATCCAGTAACTTTACATGTAATATGATTCATATTATTATTACCGCAATAAGCGCACATAGATACGTAGGGAGAATATACTCTTCCACATACCGGACATCTCCATCCATACATAACAGGATTTGTTTGTTTGTCAATTTCTTTCAAGCCCTCATTAGTAGTGGATGATGTATTTTTATTTTCCATATCATTCATTACCACGGTGGTTTCCTAACCGACGTTCGCTGGTCATGAAGCCATCTTTATTTATCTTATCCGTACTTCCAAATCCATTATCACCTCTATCAGATTTTCCAAGATCTTCTAATGACTCCACTTCTTCCCATACGATACGTTCCCTTCTACGAATAAGAAGCTGTGCTACCTTACCACCGACATTACAATAATAAGGACTATGCCTATTCATTTTTCTGTGAACTATTATAATCTCCCCACTATATCCTTCATCAATGGTAGCAGGGGCGTTTTGCATAATTAGCTCGCTATTAGTAAAACCACTACGTGGACGGATTTCCATCTCATAATCCTCTGGCAATGCTACATGTACGCCAGTATGATATATGATCCTGTCTCCGTCAAGTTCTATATCCTTAACGAACAAATCCATACAAGCATCCTGTTTATGAGCGTATTCAGGCAGCTTAGCTCCTTCTTCCAGCCATATCTTGACCTTACACGTATCTATACCATCAAGTAACTCAACTGCCTCTTTATAGCTCATAGGTTGCTCTGACGCCAATGAAATGGCTCTTGCCAATACATTTTTAATCTTACTCATCGTATCTTGTTTTTAAATTCCTTTCCTTTCGGACATTGTAATTTACATTCCTCGCCACAAGCGGAACAGTTGGGTCTCATTCCGGGCACCCCTCTTCCCCCGTACGGCCAGTAGGCGTAATCGCAGACGCTCCAGAACGCCTCCATCGCCTTGATCTTGGCATCGACGGTTATCTTCTCCTTCACCTTTTTCATGCTTTTCCTGAACTCGTCTTTCATATCCTTCCCTTCTATCTGTCTGGCCTTACGTCTCTCATTCCACCAATTATAGTAGAATTTATCTGCCATTTTATAAGCTTCTGGGTCAAATTTATCACGGTGCAGGATAGGGGCATCCTTGACCTTTCTCAAATTCCTGCCACAAACATAAGCAAGCCCAGCGTACGGAGGTATGTCCTTAGGGTCAACCAACCCATCTGGCACGCAGTAGTAGAAGTAATTTGGGCGACCGTACCTGACCCAGTCCCCGGTCTCGTATAGGGCTTGCTTCCGGGCCTCGAACCAGCCTTGCATTACTTGGTGCTTGCCTTCCTTCTCGAAATCCTTGTTGTAGTCAGCAAGCGAGATCTTAACCTCAACCTCATAGGCGTACATGGATCTGGTTATAGCCAGATAATCAGACTCCCAGTTATAGACATATAAGTTGTTTATAATCCATCTAGGAGATACCAAGAACTGTCTGTTAAGGATATCCAATATCCCTCTCTCAGTATATTCAGCACCTTTATTTGATCGCCGTGTTCCCATCTCCTGTCAGAGGATTATTCCTATATCCTACCGCCATTATAGCATTACCTATCAACATCCTCAACTTATCCATATCTTTATCATGGAACGAGAAACTGGTTAAGGTATATGACTTAGTAGCCTTCTCACAAGACCTTATCATCAACATAGCCACATATTCCCCCATCATCTTTCCGTTCATAATATCAAGATCGATTATACCGTGATCTATTAGATCAACCACATTCCATCCTGCTGGTAGATACTTTTTTATTTGATTAATATCCATACCAAATAGTTATTATAACTAGGATGGTCGTGCTACCCTCCTATAGATTACACACGAAAAATAGAACTGAAAGCGATCTTAAGCACGTAAGATTTTATTGATTCCCGTAGGCTGTCTACCGGTTATCGTTAATTACCGACCTACGGGAATATGTTTAAGAAAACACCATGTGGGGAGTGGGGGAATCGAACCCTTATCCACGCTACGATTAGGAATCGTAAATTCTATCCGTTAAATTAACTCCCCTTTAAGCGTCCTGATCCTCTCGGACAAGGACACTACATAAATCTAAACTCTAAACCTAATGACAAACATTATTAATCCAACTGTGGACCCGGCCGGACTTGAACCGACAACCTGCTGGTTATGAGCCAATTGCTCTTACCGATTGAGCTACGGGTCCTAAATATACCACATCGTCTTTCACAAGAGGATGTGGATAGGAATTTCTCGAAGTTTATATAGTAACTTTATGAAACTATTGTCCAACATTCTAGCATATAGCGCCAATCCTCGAACGGGAATGTCTCTACACCAGACCTACCCCATCCCGTCCCCCAACTGTTCTGTAGGACGAAGCCGGCCTTGTCCCAGCCGGTGAGGATAACGGCATGACCTCCCAAGTTCTGTCCTTGGCCTTGCCAGAATCGATTACCATAATTATAGCAATACAGACCTATAACCAGAGGCCCATTCAGCATCAACGCAACCTTAGCTGATACCGGATCTATGATCCTAGCGTAACTGTTTATTTTCTCCCCATCTACGCCTACGTTCTTGATAGACTTGATAGCGTCACGAAGAACCATCCCGTCCTGATCCTTATCCTCTCTCAGATCATATATATCGTAAGGAGAGATCTTAGCCGGTCTTTTAATAGCCCTTATACTCTTTCTCCAATTAAGTATCTCAGCCAAGCTTATTGCCGCGCAAATAGGGGAAGAACCTTGATCCACTACGCTATCGACATTATTGATCTTATACTCATCAGGAACAGCCTCGTGCTGCATGTTCATGATAGCGTCCCTATCATCCGATGGTGATGGTATGTAACCTAGTCCGTATTTCATCACTTATCTTTTTTATGATAATCAATTATCTTGATATTAAACGTATCGGATCTTTGCCTTACCTGTATCGAACCCCTAGCCTTTCCCTTGGCGTCGTACAGGGCGGTGAAGCCAAAGTTATCGACCCGGCCGTCGTCCAGCGTAAACCGCCACTCCTTCCATTGGCCCATCACGGTCCCGGAAGACACTATGGAATCCACCACATAAGATATATCAGTAGTATCGTACTCCGTATAATAGGTTCTAGATGTACTACATCCGACAGCCGCTAAGGTAAATAACGTTAACAAGAAAAACAAGATCTTATTCATTTTTCTTAGTCTTTTTACGTTTCTTAGATTTCTTCTTCTCCTCAGTTTTATTCTCGACATTTACGTCATTGCCGGCATCGACGCTAGTAACCTCAGAGATATTATTTTCAGGTATATCGATATTACCGGAATTAGGATCCATCTTATCCTCATCAACAACAACCCCATCAGAAACATCGTTATCTAAAGCCTCTGGATCAATATGATTCTCCAGATACTGGATACGATCTGACATAGCTTTATTTTGCTCCTCTATTTCCTTGTACCTTCTTCTAGCCTCATCGAGTAATTTAGATGATAGTTTATGTTTCTTCTCGATATCCATATAAGCCCTTTTAAGAGTCTCTTTATCTTTCACCGACTCATTATATAGCTCTCTTGATTTACTAAGCTCATTCCCCATCTTAACTATATGAGAATCCTTGGAATCTATATCCATATCAAGAGAATCGACAAGCGTATCAAGATACTTTATTTTCTCTTCCAATTTCGTTATCTTCTTACTAGCATCCTCATAATTTCTTTTTAATCTACTTGAATAGCTAATAGCTTCATCAAGATCTTTTTTTAGAGTATTTATATAACTACTCTTTACTATCTTCAATCCGAACATTTTTATCACTGTTATAAGTTTTACGAATATCGGCATTTATCTTACCGACTATAATTAACTCAGCTATATGTTTATCTTTCTCGACTATAGCCATATCCTTACGGACATTAGTGACCCTGATCATGATATTCCCGTTATTAGACGAGACGAACGGTGATCCTACCAAAGTGAGACCTGTATCGTTGGTGAACGACGGCAGCATCATCAACACCCCTATGGTATTATCCGGGAACGAGGCCGATATGCCTGTGTCTATATCAAGAACATCACCCTGCCCTAATGGGAAGGCATTACCCTGCTTGATAGGAATATCCTTACCCAACGAGTTCCATGCTTTCGAGAATCTTACGGAGTTAAGGAAGATCTTTCCCTCTTTCTCCACCATCCCTACCATAGGTTCGCAATTCAATCTAACCTCGTTTTGTTTATCATCCGGCTTCTCCTCAAGCTCATCAAGGTCTCTGGCTGATGTAAATGACTTACTCTCCAGAAGTTTTTTAATATCCTCAATACTGGCCATTATAATTTGATTATTAAATAAACGATCTTCAGTCCTAACTTCAAATCAGATGTCTTTTCGAACATCTCCCTAAGAGGTAAGATAGTAGCGTCAAGATCTGACGCTACCCATTCTCCATCCTTATAATACATATTCTTTTCCTCGGAATACGCTACACAAGGTCGATGCCCTAAGTTCTTCATAACCGTATCTACCTTATTTTGGGTAGGCATCGAGACACGGTTCACTTTAGTAGATATATTAAAATTACTTTCCATTAAACTATTCATTTTCAATTAGTTAATCAAAAAGGAAGATCATCCTCATCTCCAAAAGGAGGATATTGTGGCGGCTGCTGACCTCCAAAAGAAGGTGCTTGGGCTGTCTGAGGCGGAGCCTGCTGGTATGATGGAGGAGGCGTCTGCGGCTGGGCTTGCGGCTGATATGACGGTGGGGGCGTTTGCGTTATAGCCTCACCAGCGTTGTTTTGGCTTGGAGACTGAACCGGTCTCACGCCATCCGCTTTAATACTTTGGATATATTTATTAAGTACCTGATAAGCGAAAGCGTCTTGGGTCGTATAATCAAACTTCTTATTCCCCATTATATCAGTACTCTCAACTCTGTCAGGCCATCCGTTCTGTCCGTTCTTATAATATTGCTGGATAAGCTCGTCCTTCCCATCTGGAGTCTCCCTTGCGTATGAGATAAAGAAATTACCGGGAGCATATTGATCCCCTTTCTTAGCATGAGCAGGATTGATCACCACCTTACGTTTCAGGTCGATATTAGGCAAGTACCTTACCAGTGACTTAACGTAATTATTGATACCTCCTTTTTGAGTCATCAAAGGAACGTTTATAAAGTAATTACCATCCTCATCACTTATCTTTATGGATAAGTATTTGGCATTTATTCCATTGAACTCCACTTCTCGCACATTGATATCAGACAAATAACCTTCGATACCGTTCCAGAATACCCTCCAATAAGAAACGGCTCCGGTCTTCTCGTTTATATGCTCCTCGAAACCTTCCTTTGGTTCTCTTGATGACTGATATAATAATCCGCTACCACTTACTTTAAAGTAATGGTTATTATCACCTGATGAATTTTCTCTAACTCCCATTTTATATATTTTTAAATATTAAACAATAACTGATGATGACAAGAAATACTCGTTCTTATTATCCTCCCCATAAATCTTATTGAAATGAGATTTATGGTCATGCTCGATAACGATCCTATTACATGATATGCTTTTAACTATACCAAGATACCTACCACATAGCACATCGCATATAATATCATTACCGTTATGCAATAAAGCCGTAAGCCTTTCCTTACAAGATCTTCCAGACATAGGGTTCTCTGACATAATACCGCATCCTTTTTCAGTGAATATCAACTTACAATGATCAAACTCATTTACCTTAATATTATTTTGGAGGGCCTGGACGAGTAGATCCTTATCAAAGACATAGGTACTTGTTTTGACAAAATGCTCGTCCACGAACCTCCAATTTGGATAATTACCCTCAAAATTGGTCTCATACATATCCATATCAGGGGTAGAGAAATAAGTCTTAGTATCATCCACTTTTATAGACAACATATCCGATGACTTATTGATATGCTTATCAAGCAATATCGCGGATTCGTTCGATACCGGGATAAACATCTTCTCTACCTTATCCTGATTAGGGATAAAATACCTGTAAATAGTATTCCTGTCAGTACTTACTATATTAATATTAATATCATCAATATCAATGACCACATTCTCGATGCATGGATAAAAATCATCTACCTCCGTATAATCGCTGGCTTTGTTAAGAACCGAAACATAATCGCTCATCTTAACCTTAATTCCTCCATCAAGTATTTTATGTACCTGCGGGAATGTATTGATATCAAAAGCCGGACAACTATACTCACCAGAAGCGTAGTGGATCGTGATCTGATCTTTTCTATCCGAAAGCAGTATCGTAATCTCACGATTCTTCTGTTTTTTCATGAACTTAATAAAAGAGCTTGCCTCTACCAAGAAAGAGAAGTTAGAATCAGACTCCACTTCCAGCCTCTCTATAACACATACCTTGGCGTTTACGGAAGTAATATAAGCTAGACTATTGATGATATCTATCTTAATATTCTTATAGAGTGAATTAGATCCGGCGTTTTTAACAACCAACTCTAATTTACTCAACTTCTCATTTAATGATTTCGACAAGCACTTCAATACCATATAACATATTTTATTTGTTTATCATCCATAATTCATGTACAAGCTTTATAAAAATCATACTCCGAAACCGGAAATGATTCCAGAGTATGAATCCCGATTATGGGATAAATCAGGATAAAAATCCTGTTAGTACCCATCGCCAATGTTACCAAAGGTTTCATACAAGCAGCACTGTTTTGCCGAATACGCTACTCCTGTTTAACCACTTGTCTTAGAGCCTTGGGCTTGGATAAACACCCTAGGGTAACTATACATTCTAAGGTAACGTAGTGCTCTAAGCACTTAGGCTAATAACCTGACCGTTTCCGGTATATGTAAAATATTTTTCAACATCTTACATATTATCCGAGGTTATAAAAAACAACTTTACATGACATTGCAAATGTAATCATAATTATATTAATTCAAATACAATAAACGCTTAATAGTATTAAAATAACTTAAACTTACGTCTAATATATTCGGCTATAAGTATAGCGTCACACATTCCGTCTTGTATCTTAGTAGGTTGTACTCCTTTCCCTGACCATGGTTTTACGAAAGAGACCAAAGGGAAAAGGCGGATGGCGCATCGGATGGAGGTAGCCTTCGTGTCTAACTTCGCCGCCGTATACACCCGATCGGCTGTCGTATGAAGCTCCTTCTGCCAGGTCTTTGGCTGTACCTCCTCGAACATGAACCTGACATCCGGGTGCGATCCGTATCGTTCCATCATCTCCACCATCATCGCAAAAAGCGCATTTGGTTCCCGGCGTCTCCCGCCAAAGGTGAAGTTGCTGGAGGCCGAGCTGTTGTGGATGCTATGGACGTCCTCGACGGCGATCGCCAGCGTCCCGCCGCCCTCTTCTTGGATCTTGTCAGCGGCATCTAGGAGGAAGCTTGATATAGCCCTAAGGTCTATATCCCCCTTAGCCGATATCCTTGGAGTCATAATTACCTTAATCTCCCCGTTCTCCGGGATCATGGACAATCCTCCGGTGTCTATACCCGGATCTATACCTATTGATATATTCATAACTTCAACGTATATAATGAATGGAAATCCTCCGGTCTGAACACCTGTATTGAGTCATCCGGATACATACCTATATAATAACCGTAAAAAGCCCGTAGAATGCCATTTTCTAGCCTTATATCCAATGCCTTTACCTTATTCCCTTCAACCATAACATCAACCTCATCGGTCTTGTTAGATATCTTATCGAACCATTCAGGTATAGGATCAATACCGTACCTGAATGCGTTTACCGTTGATTTTATCGAGATATATGTTCCCATATTAGATAAGATTACAATCGTCTCGTTTAACAACCTTAAAATCGCCATTTCTAAGTAATATCGCTACATCAGATCTCGTATATGTGAGAGGCGTATACGATACCAAATGATAAGAAGCCTGTCCTGTCGCTGGTCGAACCGGTCTTAATACGGCTATGGCTATATCGCCGCCAAGTTCCGTACCACCGGTGACACCCTGTAGGCACATGTATATGAATCCCTCATACTCATATCTCTTCCCGATAAATTCACTCATGGGAATACCTACGAACAGATAGTTCTTTACATCCCCCTTCTTAACCTCGACAGCGTTCTCTACGCTGGATGGTATTACGTCTACAAATTTTACTCCTATTGCCATGATTACAAATTCAATTTAGTTCTTAACTCTTGACACAATTCTTGATTATCTCTCATGATACTTAACGTATTATCCACCCCATTTCCTACCCGGACATCCCCGTACCAGTACCATGATCCCTTACGGGTAAAGATACCTGTTTCCTCGCATAACTTCAAAAGTTCAAGTTCCTTGTCAAACCCAACTCCATAATATAAGGCTGTCTCGGCTATCTGGAACGGAACGGCTGTCTTGTTCTTCAGAACCTTTATCCTAACCTCATGACCTACTGAAGATCCGTCCTCTCCTAATATAACCTTCTTTCTCGCCATCTCCATACGGATAGAGGCATAGAACTTAAGGGCGTTACCTCCGGTCGTTACCTTAGGATCGCCGTATATAACACCGATCTTCTCTCGGTACTGATTGATGAATACCAGAACACAGTCGCTTTTGTTTACGATTCCTGTAAGAACCCTCATGGCTTTAGACATCAAACGAGCCTGCAATCCCATGTTGCTGTCTTCCATATCGCCCTCTATCTCCTTCTTCGGTACCAGATTGGCTACAGAATCTACGACAATAAATCCGACCTTCCCAGACTCGACTAACTTGGCTGTGATGTCAATAGCCAGCTCCCCGTAGCTTGGTTGGGAGATCAAAAACCGGTTTATATCTAATCCCATTTTCCTAGCGTACTCAATATCGAAAGCGTTCTCCACGTCTATTATAGCTACCAACTTATCTGGATGTTTTTTCTGGAACTCGACCATACTTAACGTACACATCATAGTCTTGCCACAAGATTCCATCCCGACCAGCTCATGAATCCGGCCTACCGCCCATCCGCCGCCGAGGGCCTTATCCACCACCAGCGATCCGGTACTTTCCCTTGGTATGGATATTATAGGCTTATCATCACCGAAGTTCATTATCGAGCCTTCTCCAAGCTCTTTATTTAAAGATGATACTAATTCATCTACGTCTGAAAAAAGTTCTTTCTTAGCCATTATAATCCAAATTCATCGAAATTAAACACGTCTTTCTTCATATCGAACATCTCAATTCCCAGATCCCTTACGCTCTCCGGTTTGAAAGTACCTCCGTTCTCCTCGCACCTCTCCATGAAGGATGCTATCTTGTCGCTCAACGCTATCATGTCATCATTCGGCACGGATTTCAGATAAAGGCCTCCTATTGACTTGCATCTCGACAATGCGGTGTACACCTGCCCGATCTCGAAAGCCCTCGTCATATTCACATACACTCTATCCAGAGTCATACCCTGGCTATTACTGCATATTATTCCACCTGAAACGAAATGATGGTCTATATCGACCTCTATATCGTATGTATCCTTCACTCCTGTCGATTCCACGCTTTTAACGACATCGAAGAAGTAATCATTCTTTTCTATCTTATCGAAATAATCATTCAAGCTATCGGCCATCCTTAACGTATTATAGTCAAGATATGTCATCATGTACATCTTTCTCCTAACGTGGGAACCATATAGGCATTCTTTCTTGAACAGATCGATATTTGGAACCCTGTCGAATTTTACGTTCCCGACTTTTGCAAATTCATCGCAAGAGTTCCTTAGGTATCCTATATTGAAATTTATGTATTTCGCAAATCTTCTTACGCTGCTCTTTTTTATGAATAGGCAATAATTACCCCTAGCGCCAGGATACCATTTCTTAACGTCTTGGAAATGGATGCTTGATATAATTCCAAACTCAAGCAAAAGAAGTTGTACGGATTTTATGATATGGATATTGCTTTGGCTCAATCTTATCGTTCTATTACCAATAGAGCAACATCCATCAGAATCGAACAAGCCTCTTATTAGATCCGATTTTTCCTGAAAACCAGATTTATATATATACTCTGGAATCCTCTTATCTTCTTTAGTCTCGTACCCAAGACCCATAGATAGAAGTTTTTTCCTGAACTCCTTATTCTCTATTACGAAATTATATTCAAACCCAGATGTCGAACTTATAGACTTCTTGTTATATACATTGTAAGGTATTCTCAAATAATCCAAACATTTAGACAATGTGTCATATGCATCCATATTCTTATTAGTAGACCCAACTGATATATCTATCCTTGATTTTGATTTTTGCCTGATACCGTATGATCCATCACCTATTATATAACCAATAAGCCAATCAATGGACAGGTTGTGATTATCAATATCCGGAACGCTTACTTTTCTTGCTACGGGTATGAACTCACCTATATTAAACTCACCAGCCCTTTTAAATGCAAGGTCGCTATCCAAGATTTTATGGTCAGGCGTGCAACATATCTCATACCCAAAATTAGTCGTTATCCTGATGGTATCCTTCTTCCCTGAATACACCTTGTCCAATACCTTCCTGTATTCCCCGTTTCCTATATTGACCATATCGCCAACAGAGATATCCCTCATCGGCTTTATCCCATTGTCGGTGAATATAGGTGAATCTTCATCTATACACTTATGGCTAGTGATCGAGTACCCTAGCCTTATAGGATATTGTATGATATACCCACACGACATCTTCTCCAAGGAACCGTCCACTGTCCTGTACTTGAACTTATCCCATCTTTCCTTTCGTACGTCTACCTCACTCCCGTCACCCAACTTAACCGATATGACCTCTTCCTTCTCGTCTATACTCGTTATGATTCCGGTAGAACCGTTCACGTAACCACACCCGTTCCGTGTTATCAGGACCTTTGCGCCCACCTTGACAACAAGCTTGTCCTCGCACGGTGCGTTCGGTCTGTCTCCGACTACCTCGGCCTCGAACTCGTGGCTCTCGCCAGACAGCTTCGACAGGTTCTCGTTATTGATCACGGAAGCCTCCTTGTTCGTCGAGCACACGATGACAACATCATCCATGTTCTCCGGAACCATGACCCTTGATTCCATTATCCTCTTCGACTCTTCTGTTATCACTCCGTTACGTATATCCTCTAGGACAGTCAATATCTCGTTATCGTTCTGCCGAAACACCCTATTGAATTTGATCACGGAGAACCCGGACGCCCTGAGCGCCTTCGACGAGAAGAAGAAATGGCTGTCGTAATACCTATCAATGATGTCATCCTCCGTGACAACTGGGGGGAGCTGGGATAGGTCTCCGAACATTATGATCCTAACTCCTCCGAACGGGTTCTTGCTTCGCTTCGACTGCCGCAGTATGTCCGCCATCTCGTCGAGGAGGTCAGGGCGTACCATGCTCACCTCATCTATTATTATCGTGTCCAGTATCTTTACTTTCGACTTCACGAACCCTCCGACCTCGATCTTGTTCGACAGCATCCCATGCTCGAACCCGGGTACGTACGGATCATTCTTTATAGAGAAAAACGAATGAATAGTCTGCCCCCCGGCATTCAACGCTGCTACTCCAGTTGGGGCTACGATAACGCACTTACCCAAGAACTTTACGATACGTCTCATGAACGTACTTTTACCACTACCAGCTCTACCGGTAATAAACAGATTCTCCCTAGTGGTGAAAATCTTTTTCAAGGCACGACCTTGCTCCACGTTTTGATCCACCGTCATAATATGACGAAGGAGGTCGTTTTCATTTTTAAAATCTTCTTGTACCATATCTTTTTAAGTTTATGGTACGAAGATACGAATAGTTATAATTAACTAATAAAAATAAATGTGAATAATATATAAATATTAAATTTTATAATTGATATTCAGTCTAGCCAGCCTTGCTCATCTCAACAGGTTTTTCGCCTAAAAATACGTTTTTTATGTAATCCGCTGATATTAGTACATACATTTTTGTGCCTCGGTAGGATAATCTTAGATGTCCAATATTTACCTTGTTCCTGTCTTTTAAGTTTACTATCCCATTGTTTTTTTTTACTTCATCATACAGATCGGATATAGTCTTCTTACACATATCAAGGAACATATTTATATACCGGTACATGGTGGCCTGTGATATATTATGCATACCCATACTAGTCAGCCTCTTACTCAATTCAATCATAAGATAGCTTACATTGAATTTAACTGTCTTTCTTTTAGTTACTTTGTATATATGATGTACGTTTCTGGTTCTGGCCCTGAATATTATCTTGGAAAGGATTCTTACCCGATCAAGTTTCCGGCTTTTGTTAGCCATATTCCGTCTTTCGTCTGAGCTTAAATTCTTATTCAGACATTTGTATACGGATCTTTTCTTACCTACGAATATATCTTTCGTATCTTCGTTCTTCTTAACCTTATGTGTATAGATCATGACATCAGCCAAAGCTATCCTGATCTCTCCTTCAGCGTAAGCTTTAAGCGTCTTTAGTTGATAATCTGTATCCTCATGACAATTTTCAAGTACATGCCTGTAGCAGAAATAAGCTATACCATCAGATAAGATATCTATAAAATCATCGGTATTGATCTCAATACGATCACGATACCCTTTATTCATCCTATTCCTTAAAAATACATGCTTCTGAACGTTTATGATAGTAAGATAAGCTACTATCTGCTTGCACTTCTTTTCTATAACCATACCAGAACCTCTGATATTATCTTTCTTATTCGAGTATCTTATAGCAGTAACTTTCTTACCATCCTTATTAGTGACAGGTTTATAATCAACAGGACATATAAGAGATTTAGCCGGAAGTCTTAAGCATCCAAGCTCATCTTTTTTCGCCTGTATATCTTTTGGAATATATGCTTCGGTAAGAATCTTATCGAAATTTGATTTCATTTTGTGTAAAATTGATATCTTTGTTCCCATTGTTTTTTTTTTATGCTGCGAATATACGAGTTTCATCAATACGAAACAAGTTATTCGGATGGATGGGTAGCCTGCGAAGGTCGCCCATTTGTTGTTTATACGAAATTGTCGTAATAAAATTGGTGGGGGGTAAATATCTGTGTTTCTGTATGATCGTTTTTTATCATTCTACTTGTTACGCGCGCGTTAATAGGTATATTTATTAAATATAATTAACTCTATAAACATATACTACTTTCTAATATCTCTATCCGTACACAGAACCTCTCCTGACGTCGAGTTCCTGTGTACTCCACTTAAAGTCTCTATTTAATAAAACATTGCTTTTTACCGCCAAGGTATGGTGCCGTCAGGTAGCATACCGCAGGCTAAACATGGTAGAAGCCGTATCCTATACCGGAAGCCGGTGCCCCGGTAGGGGGATCGGGTGGAGCATAAGCCAAAGAAGAAAAAGTGAGGTCTTGTGCGGTCGCTCACGCTCCGGCCGTCCGTATCTTCTACGGCAGGCTCCATCGCCCCAAGGCTTACCATTTCCTTTGGCTTTATATCCCATAGCATGGCAGTAAGGCATCCAAAGGGAAAAGGGGTGGTCATGTCCCTTGAGGCAGGATAGGGCTGTCCACCGCCGCTCGGAGGCATGTATGGTCTGTGCTCCACTGGCCTCATTGCCGTGGCTTACGGTGGACTTATCTGGCTTTCCTCCGCCACTTCCACCGCCTTTTCCTATTTGGATGTTCGTAAATACATGCTAATCAGCATATATTATGTTGATTATGGCATAATTTCTTGACAACGATATTTTTTTTAAGTAGTTTTGTCGAAAACTAATTTTATATGGCCGAACAGAGGAAAGCTTTCGTATTTGCGTTGCCTTATGATACTAGGTTGGATATGATCCAGCAGTTCTTAAGGATATACAACGGCTATCTGGATTCCAAGGGTAGGAGTTTGATTACTGAAAGGACGATAAACTTACTTTCTTTCTACATCAACTACGGATACTCGGATGATACCAGGGCCAAGTATATGGATTGTTATGGACAGAAGGAATCTTATATCGCTGTCCTTAACAATGAGCTAAAGCGTGGCGGTTTTTTAGTAGACAAGAAGAACGGAAATTTCCGTACCCGTGAGCTGTCTATTGAGATGATAAGCCTACGTAATTATTTTGTTCTTGACGGAGAGGGTGATGACACCCGTGTAATGGGATTCGTATTCAAGAGAAACAAATTGAATATCGATGGATAGGAGTCTTATTTCGTTCGACAGGGATATTGTCGATGAGGTGGTGAGAAGATCTGGAGGGAAGTTTACCAAGCAGCAGGTCGAATGGTGCATGAAAGCATCCGTATCTTATATCCATCATCTCGCCAGATATACCGATAATATATCTATCAGGATACCGTTTATCGGATATGTTATATGCAACCTCCGTGAGATGCGTGTAAGACGTGATAAGATACGTCGTATATATGTCAAGGAGGGTAATCGTTATCCAGACGAAAGGATGCCTATTGAGCTTGATTGTCTGGATAAGAAGATAAAGGTGATAGAGGGTATGGAGGGATTGAAGAACGGAGATCCCCTTATACGTGACAACCATGAGGCTATGTATCAATGCCGGTATGGTATGACATGGGAACAGTTACAGGATTTTCAACAACAACAATTTAAAAAATAATATGCAAACAATTGGTAAAGCCCAAGTAATAGCCCAAGCTTGGGAAGACAGTTTATTGGGCAGGATTCCTAAGGATGAGAAGGATTATCCGGAGTGGTACAAGAATCGTCTTTATTTATGCAAGAAATGTCCTAAGAACTCTTCTAATATAGCTTTCTTTAAGTTACCAGCTAAGGTATTGCTGCAAAGATTGATGAGAAGACAGGCATGCTCGCTGTGTGGTTGCTTTATCAAGGAAAAGGCTTGGATGAAGACAGAGGTATGCTCGTTGAAGTTCGTGGAGGGTGAGAAAGCCAAATGGAATGCTATGGAGGTGATAACAGCCGATCATAACGATTTTAATATTGAGTGCCCTAACGATTCCTTTGATATAGGACTGACGGATGATGAGAGCGAGTTTTATCTAAATATTTTTGATCAGAAAATAGGTGATAAGATAGAAATCGTGTTATTTATCACCCATAATGATGGTTTCCATGTCAAGGAGCATCATCTTGGATGTGGATGTATGGGAGATGTATCATATAACAAACATCCTGACAATGAGAATAGAATTATATTTAGGATGACGTTAGATACCTCAAAATATACGGAAGGTCATTTTGAGAAACATCTATCTCTTATGGGTTATACTAAGGACGATCCTGAACGTAATTTCAAACATTTCCCGCTACGTATTATAGGGGAAGCTTATAAATAATGCCGTGAGAAATCTCGTAAGAAGCAAGATAGATGACCGTATCCATGCCCTTATTGTCATGGAAGTCGGATGCCGTGAGTTGCCTGAATATTCGTTGGGTGATATACTTTACTCCGCTTTAAGGAGGATAGCTAGGGCTAATGGTGGTAATGTCCGCTTCTTGCGGGATGTTAGTACCAGAGATTTATTGAGGTCTATAGACCAAAGCATCAGTGATGAGATTGAATTAAATAATAATGATTATAACGTGTGATTATAATGGAAGAGGATAAGGATATCAAAAAAGAGATCAGGTATTATCTTAAAGAAGAGGCGGATACCCATATAAGGCATTGGATAGCCATAAAACGTGAGAGCAAGCGTCTGTATAGCGATATTGAGGATAGGACTAAGAAGATAGCCCTTAAATCATCTTCGTTGATAAAAGAGGAGGATTTTGTCGTTCTTCATGAGATGACCCATAAGATACAGATGTTGAATATAGAGGCTGTAAAAGTCAATTCTAGGTTGATGTTCATAATCCAGTTGGCTACCAGCTTCGGTATGGATCTGGATTTAGATACGACATATGCGTCCACCGCCAAGGGCATTATAGAAGACAGGACATCTGGATTTGTGTTTTATGATGACAAGGAACGTCTGAGATATGCCGACAAGGAGCTTGAGGATATGTTCCATGACATGAGCGTGACGGAAGTAAGTAAGATCGGGGTTGTTCAGTCTTATAAGCTTCTTATGAAACAGTATAACGAGTTTAAGGATATGAAAGCCAATGCCACAGGGAAGACGAAAGCCGACGAGTAAGGACGCTGATCGGGTCAATGATAATCTTGAGGTCATAGCTAAGGCCATAGACGACGCTAAGACTTATATTGATAAACATCCTTGGGATAAGGAGAAGCCGGAGGATATGGCTAGGGCATTTGACTTCATATCAAAATTAATCGATAAGATAAATACATGGAATGATTCTTATATGGAGAAGAGCGGGATCATGGATGTATATAGGTCTGTAAGCAATGTCCAGAAAAAGGAACGTAAGGGTCAGGTTTCTGGTGGAATCGAGTCTGTTTTAAAGGATATTATGAAATGAGTTTAAGCACGAGTCCAGAATTTTATGTAAACATGAAGAATCCCCCTGTATGGAACGATCTGTTCGGATGGGAGGATCAGGATGATGATGTTAAGCAGTTCTTTACAGAGGAGGCTTATAAGGTCAAGAACGGGATAACTATCAACGGTACGTTCATCCCGCCATGGCTTTATTGGCATGTTAATTTCTTTCCCGTATTCCAGGATCTTCCAAACGGGGAACGTGTGCCAGCGATCAGTCGTTTGCGTGACAATGAATGGTTTTTCGCCGAGATGTACCAACGTGCCCGTCAGGAGAAGAAAGGGTTAGGGATGTTCGGTACCCGTCGTTTTGGGAAGGCCCTTCTGGACTCGGAGCTGATATATACTCCTTATGGGCCTAAGAAGATAGGGTTCGCTGATATCGGGGATATCATATATGGCGATGATGGTAAGCTTACGACTATAGTAGGCGTATACCCTCAAGGGTTCGTTGATATGTATAAGGTGACGTTTGAGGACGGGCGCAGTATAGTATGTTGCGGTCAACATCAGTGGAAGGTTAAATATCATGGTGATTATAAAGTCATGAGCACTATGTGTATCATCCACTCTGACTTCCAGAAGATGACTATAGACATAGGGGAGGCCGTGGATTTCCCCGAGCGGCGGTGGCTGATGTCGCCCCAGCTCCTTGGGTCTCTGACCGCCTCTTTCCTTTGTGGATCTACCGACAGGATCTTCGAGTTAAGCAATAAGGAGATGGATGATGTCATTTATTCATCCAAAAAACAGAAAGAGTTATTTATAAGCTCGTTCATGAAGATCGCTTGCGGTATAAGCACCGGCGATGATCGTTTTAAGGTTGTTTACAAAAGTGAGTATATTATATCCTTCGTAAGAAGAATATTCTGGTCTATGGGATATTATTGCGTCATGGATGGTGATGATATGTATATATCCAAGACCCATAATAGGCTTAGGATATCCGATATAGATTATTACGGGAAGTATAAGGCTACTTGCATTGAGGTAGATAACAAGTCCCACCAATTCCTTACTACTAATTTCGTAGTGTCTCATAATACAACCATCATGTCATCGCTTCTTCAGATGAACGCTACCATGACGATCGGTCTTAGCCATTCCGTGGTAGGTTTCAGTGATAGCGATTTATCTAATATAGGTGAGTATTGTGAGTATGGTCTTGATCATGTGCATCCATTCTTCAGAATCAACAGAACCAAGACCGATTGGAGTTCCGGTGTTACGTTAGGGAAGCGTATGTCTAACGGTGTTCGTGATGTTCATGCCATAATATCAATAGCCAACATCAACATGGGTAGAAAGACCTCCACGCAGAAGACTGCCGGTCTTACCCCTGCCACGGCTATTTTTGACGAGGTAGGTAAGGGGCCTATCAAGAAGCCGTACACTGCGGCCATGCCGTCCTACGACACTCCTTACGGCTGGCGTCTTAGTCCTATCTTGGCTGGAACCGGTGGAGAGGTGGAGCTATCCAAGGATGCTCAGGAGATGTTTTCTGATCCTGAGACATATAATCTTCTGGTCATGGACTGGGATATACTGAATCGTAGGGCTATGAAAGGGAAAACATGGAAAGAACGGAAATGGGCGATGTTTGTTCCCGGTCAGATGGCTAACTCCGGTGTCAAGAGAACTATAGGATTGGGCGATTATCTTGGTAAGCCTGATGACAAGAAACTTAATAAGATCAAGATCGACGCTACTGATTTCGAAGCTAGTACCAATAAACTTAATGAGGAACGGAAGAAACTATCTACAAAAGATAGGGTTGCGTACACTTCTCATACCATGTTCTACCCATTTACGATCGATGACTGTTTTTTAAGCTCTTCTCAAAATCTGTTCCCGGTTGAGTACGCTATCAAGCATAAGAACGATCTTCTTGAGTCGGGTCAATATAGTGGCATGCTGTGTGATGTTTTTCTTGAATCGGGCAATAAGCTTGGTACTACGAAATCTAATAAACAGCTAGCTGGTTTCCCGTTTAGTGGAGGTGTTATCGACGCTCCTGTCCAGATATTCGAGATGCCTCAATCTAATAGGTTTGATGATTTTATTTATGTCGCTGGATGTATGCCTCCAGGAGAAAGGGTATTGACTTCTGATGGGTATAAGAATGTAGAGGATGTTGACTATGATGATTTCTTGGTTAATAACGAAGGGGATAATGTTAGGATACGCAAGAGACTTGTCAGAAATATGGTCGAAGAGGATCTTTATTCGATAAAGATGTATAATGGCGTAAGAATAAATAGATTTACTTCAGAGCATCCTATTTTTGTCTCTGATCATAAGACCGTAGGTAGAAGGGTTAGGGAAGATTTATTCAAATTTGATTACATACCTGTCAAGGATATAAAAGAGGGACAGTGGACAAGGATTCCTAATATGTATGCCGAAGAAAGGATGGATATCCCAGGATTTAGGGATTATATGCTTTCTGATGACTTCTGGTGGTTTGTAGGGATGTGGCTTGGGAATGGATGGATTGATAGGCAGTGTCGTGTACATATGGCTATTTGCTTTGATTATCCAGAAGAGAGAGATAGATATTATAGAGTTGTAGATAGTCTTTTTGGGGTTAAACCTTCGGAGAGAGGTAGAAAGGGTAATTGGGAGTTAGGTTTTAAACATGTTTATCTAAGTGAGTGGCTTGTTAATAATTTTGGCAAGTATTGTTATGGTAAATATATTCCGGAATTTGCTAAATATCTTCCGTTTAGCATGAAGGTTAGTTTAGTCCATGGATATCTGGATACGGATGGATCTATCCATAATGATTTTCGCAATTATTCGGGCATGGATTTCGTAAGTGTCAGTATGGATCTTCTTGAGGGTATACAGGATATATTGTTATCTCTTGGAGTAGTTGGAGGTATATCAATAATGAAAAAAAATAGGGCTGAATATATAGATGGCAATAAAGTTAAATCTCAAAGATCATGTTATCATTTAAGGATAGGCCATAACTATACTGTGTATTTCAGGAAGTTGGTTGAGACATTAACTCCTGATTATATATCTAAATTGTCTAAAGTATGTATGGATACCAGCACAAGAAAAAGTCCTTCTACAGGTATATTTATTAGTAATGATAATAAGTATATATATGTCAGGATATCATCTATAACTAAAGAAAAGTATACCGGTCCTGTGTATAATTTTGAATGTGATACGAATAATTATTTATTAAGGAATATATCTGTTCACAATTGCGACCCTTATAAACAGGCCAAGTCTGATACTCCTTCATTGGGAGCTTTTTATGTATTCAAAAGGCGTGTCGGTATTCGAGATCCTTATGCCTATAGAATAGTTGCTTCTTACGTATCCCGTCCATCATCCATAGACCAATTCTGTCGTACGTGCGAGGTGCTTCAGAAGGGATATGGTGCCATATGTCTTATGGAGAACGCTGACCAGATGTATGAGCAGTACCTTAACCGTAAAAGCGGTATGCCAGCGTCTTTCTTCCTGTTTGCTGGTGAGGCAATAGCCAATAAGTATGTGAAGGCCGGCTCCCGGCAGAACAGCAAGTTAGGTCTATACCCTACCCCCGGTAACCAGAACCTGCTATTCTCGTGTGTCGTGGATTACTGTTGGCAGGATTTCGTTATCGGATATGATGATAGTACTGGTCTTGATATAACGGTCAAGGGTATTGAGTTGATTGATGATATAGCTCTACTGGATGAAATAATACAGTACAAGCCAGGATTGAACGTCGATAGGATAATAGCGTTCGGGCATGCGTTGGTTCTCGCCAGATATTTTGACGATAACAATTACATGCCTAAATCGAAGATCGAGGAGATGAATAATGCCCGCAAGGAAGACGCTTATAAACACCATGAGGTATATGCCTCTGCCTTTGGATCGGTATCTATAGGAGCTTTTAGGTAAATGAATGTCAATTAAACGCCTATCTTTGTTGTAAATAAAATTGAATAATCATGGAAGTGTTTAATAGAGATCATTCGTTTCCATCAAAAGGAGCGTTATTAGGATTACCTCCTCAGGCTATTTCCACGAAGAAAAAGAACAGGAAATGGAAGGAGGATTGTATGGACGCTCTTGAGACGATAGGGTTGAAACAGTATGATCGCAACCAGATGTACCGTGACTATTATCTGATGGCGGATGGTAAGTTATCTTTTATGGAGATGGCGGATGTTATCCCTCAGTTAAGGAACGTACAGAAGCTAAGGAGCGATATAAGGATACCTTCTTTCTTGAAGCATTATGATATAATAGGTGGTATCGTAAATGCCTTTGAGGGATGGCTGACAAACCTACAGGATAAGTATACGGTTAACGAGGTAGGGGATATGGCTATAAGTGAGTATGAGGATACGATGTCAAACTTACTTCATCGTCATATACAAGAACAGTGGGATATTATCGTTAATCAGCGTCTTGTGGAGGCCGGTCTTGATCCTACGTACAATGAGTTTAATTCCGAGGAGGAGCGTCAGGCTTATGTTCAGCAAATCCAACAGGTCAAAGCGTCTATGACCCCTGATGATATCCAGAGGTTCATGAGTACAAGATGGAAGACGCAGGCGGCGGTATGGGGGGATCATACGATCGAGGCTGACCGTAGCCGGTTTTATATGGATGAGCTTGACAGGGAGAATTTCCGGGATCGTCTTCTTAGCGGAAAGATGTTCCGGAATCATTTCGTTGGTTTCGATTACTACCGTCCGGAGGTATGGAGTCCGATGGAGGTATTCCATCCTGACGTGAAATACCCGCAATACGGATCTTATGTGGGCCGTATTCATTATTACGAGGGTGTTGAGCTGATATCAAGATACGGCCATAAGATGACAGCCAAGGACAAGCGTCGGATTATGGGAGGTGACGATGATTATGAGGGATGGGTATCTAATGACGGTGCTAGGTATGACTGGAAGAAAAAGAAACCGTCTATTACCAGTATGTACGAGAATGAGGTTGTCCCATGGAAGGGATACCATGACTATGAATCTATAGTCGCCGCTGAGGATTACTACGGCGTTCCGATGGGTGAGTACCACACCTTCGGGCCGGACGGGGAGGAGCACACCCAGCCCCGCTTCTTGCCCCGCTTCCATCCCTTTGGATATTTCAACTCCGGAATGGCCGATGGCAAGAGATATGAGATAGACTCTCGCCTTTTTAGGGTCATGGAGGGATATTGGGTATCCATGAAACCGATATTCTTAATAACTTACATGACGGAGACCGGAATGGTGGATCAGGAGCTTGTGACAGATGAGCTTCTCCCGGAGTTCTTGGAGAAGAATGGTATCAAGAAAGTGAAGAGGGTTATGGCCGAAGCCGTTGGTGATCCTGAGGTGAACACCTATATCTTGGAGTATGTACCTGAGGTTAGGTTTGGCGTTAAGATCACCGGAGGTAATTTAATGGATAAGCCTATATATATCGGTGGGGATCCAATACCTCATCAGATACATGGTGACAGCAGTCTGTATGATTATGTCATTCCGGTTTCGGGATTTATAGGGGCTAGTCTCGCTGATCGCATACAGCCGTTTCAGATGATGTATAACCTTGCTATGAATCAGCTATACAATAACGCCGAGAAGGAGATCGGTAAGTTCTTCTTAGGCGACCTTGGATTCTTGCCTACTGAATATAAGGATATGATGGACAAGAAGGGTGCTTTAGCTACTTTCATGCAGATCGTGAAGTCCGTCTCGTTTATGGGCGTAGGTGGCAATGATACGAATAATCCTTACCAGAATCCGCAGATGAGTAGCATATATAATCAGTTTGGTGTATATGATCTTACTAATACGGATCAGATAAGATCCCGTATGGAAATGGCGTCTTACGCCTATATGATGGCTTATAGGATGATAGGAATATCCGAGCAGGCAATGGGTCAGTCAACTAGATACGAGAGTTCTACGGGCGTAAAACAGGGGGTTAACGCTACTATGCTACAGACCCAGACTTACTTTAATGATTTCGATGACTTCAAGAAACGGACATTGGATATTCATCTAGCCGTGGCTCAAGTATGTCAGAAGGAAGGATACGATTGGACCGTGATGTACAGGAACAGTGATCTTTCCTTGGCTTACATCAGTCTTACGGATAATAGCTTGTCGTTACGTCATCTTAATGTTATGGCTGTCTCTAATTCCAAGAAACGTCTGGAATTGGAGAATTTGAAGCAATATATATTACAGACGAATACTTTGGGCAATGACTTGCTTGATATCACTAGAATGATGAATGCCAACTCGACGGCTGAGATGAATCAGATAGGAAGGGATGCCAGATCTTACGCAGATCGTGTAAGACAGGAGGAGTACCAGAATCAACAACGACTTGTACAGCAAAAAGCCGAGGCCGATCAACAGGCCCGTAATGACGAGCATGAGAAGGAGAAGGAGCTGGCTTATATCAAGGGTAACTTCGATTTACGGGGTAAGAGCATAATGGCCGCCGGTCAAGCGGCTAGGACACAAGATAACGCAGAGGGTATGGATTATGTGGAAGCTATAGCGGATCGAGCCTTGAAGGAAAGGGATCTGGATATCCGTGAGGAGGATATGAGAACCAGACAGGCTAATGCCGAGGCTGAGCGAAGATCTCGTGAGGAGATAGAGAAAAGGAAGTTGGAATTAAAGGAAAAGGAGATAGATGCTAGGAATAAACGTTCTGATACAGATAGGTTTACGTCAATAATAAACAAGAATTGATTACAAGTTTTGTAAATATTTTTACAAAATCTGTAATCATTTTGGCGTAAAATTCTGTCATATACTATAATGGGTTTGATTTAATTGGTAATTGGATTAATAATACTTTTGTAAAAAGCAGAAAAGGAAATTGTATGAATGACATGGGTGATTTCGCTAAGGGTTTTAAGACCATGAGTGTCGAGGAACTTTTTTACCGTGGTGACGGTGATGGCGATAAGAATAATATCGAGGGTAAATATGATAAGGATGGTAATCCTATAGGTGATACCAAGGAAGAGCCTGCCGACGGCGGAGCGGCTGACGGTGGCGGGGATAAGGGTGGCGACGCTACCAACCCAGACCCTGATTCCCTTGGCGAAGGCGGTACTGATAATAATAACGTGGTATCAGTGTTTAACGGAAAATCTTTCTTGGAGAAGATGGCTGCCAGAGGTATCATCGACAGTATCGATAACCTTGATATTATGGTAGATGATAAGCCAGTCGATCTTTCTACTATCACAAAAGAAGATGATCTACTTGATATAGTGGAGGGATTGATCAAGGATAAGGCCGATGAGTTGTTGAAGGATAAGGTTGATACCGGATCGATGTCTGACTTCATGAAGAAGATGATAGAGGTGGATAAGGCCGGTGGTAACGTTGGTCAGCTTCTAAACCAATATCAGAGCATTCAGGCGCCGTTGGACAACCTTGATATGAGCAACAAGAATGATCAGCTTGCGGTCATCCAGCATTATTATAAGATGTTGGGTATGCCGGAAGACGAGATAAAGGATAATATGGAGATGATGATCGGCAAGGGCGATGAGTTTATCGAGTCAAAGGCCAATAAGTTTCATGATATCCTGAAAAAGGAGATGGATAACCTTATCGAGGAGGAGAAGAAAAAATCCGAGAAAAGGAAACAGGAGTTGATCGAGCAGATGAAGATCTATAAGAAAGGTCTTAAGACATCTATAAGCTCAGGATTTCAGTTGACTGACACGATGATAGGTAAGGCTGTC